AGCAGAATTTAAAACTGTTTTAATGTAATCTTCTTCGCCTGAACTTAAAGTAGTTTGAAGTCTTCTATTATGTTCTGCTACTTTTTTAGCATAGGCAATAGCTTCTTCTTTTTCACGCCCTGCTTCTTCTTTAGCTCGTCTTTCATCATGCCATACTTTTTTAAGTTGAGCCATACGTTGTTTAACACGATCAGAATACCCTTCTAAGTCATCTTTTTCTAAATCTTCTACCATTTCTTTTGGCAAAGGTTCTTTGCCTCTATCTTCTGCAGGGGTATCGTCTTCTTCTTCCACAAACAACTCTTCTTGCTTAGGTTCTTGTGCTACTCTTTCAACATCTGCTGTAGACTTTTCAGGTTTAGTTTCTTTTTTACTTAAATCTACCTCAAGTTCTTCGCCTTCTACTTCATCAGGCATTTCATTTATTATTTCTGCCATTTTATTTCTCCTTGTTTGCACCCAAAAAACGATTTGAGTGTTTGTTAAACTTTTGTTTATTCCATGTTTCCGGAACTACTTGTATGTTGCTAGCTCTATTATCGCCACCTTTACTTATAGCTAGTATATGATCTACATGCCATTTAATAGTGCTGTTTACTTCTCTTGCTCTTGCTAAACTATAAGCTTCTTCTAAAACAAATTTATCAAGTTCTGTTAAATTTTTATGTAAAGCTCTTCGTTTATTTCTTTGTGTTGCTCTGTATGCTTTGCCTTTTAAACTTCTTTCCCATTTTTGCTGTGCTATTTTTCTAGCATTAGATATAGGGGTTCTTCTTTGCCTAGCTAATATTCTTTCTTTGTGTCGATTATAGTATCGTCGCGAACGTATTCTTGATGCTGCTTTTTTACGCTCGTTCGTATCCACGTGGATCATCAACAACTGCTTCTACGGTATCGTCATTAATAATGCGAAATTCCTTTCCGTGAATTTTAATTCTAGTTCCTGAGTACGCACGAGTTATAACAAAGTCTCCTTCTTTACACCAAGCACCTGACGGAAACCTAGCTTTATCTTTATAAGCTAAATCTCCTAGTTGCATAACAAATAAGACCACCGTTGAGTGTTCTTGTATTTGTTTTACAGAATCTGATTTAATAATACCACTTTCATATGCTTCGTCTGCTTCAGGT